TTGTATAACTGTGCAGTGAGTAATAAAAAAGGTACACTAACCTTAGCCGACTTTGATATTGAGACAGCAGGTAATTATGGCGAAGTTAAGGCACAAGCCACTGGCTTTCAAGTCAATACAATTACAATTGACAGTTTGAAACTACCTGAAGTTACACTAATGAAAATTGACGTTGAGGGTCACGAATTAAATGTATTAAAGGGCTGTAAGAAAACAATCGAACGCTGTCGCCCAATTATCTTTTTTGAAGCAAACGAATTAGAATGGTTAGAACCCTACAAATACTTAGATAAATTAGAATACAATTTCTATTGGGTAGGATGCAGAAGCAAGCCAACACACGACACGTTTATCAAAACTAGCGAGAATCCATTCGGAAACTCAGGTGTCACCAACATATTAGCTATTCCCAAAGAAAAGGCTCAACCAACTGTATTAATACCTGTAGTATTAGGGGAATCTTATAATGAAGCAGGTGTCCGTTATAGTAACTATCGCTGGCTGTTCTAATGCAGTTTGACATCCCATTAGTTACCCCCAAGGGTAAGCCTATAACTACAATAGGCGTATGGGTGTCAGGTGGTGCAGACAGTGCATTAATGCTATATCTATTAACTAAACAGATTATAGATAATAAATTGCCCACTAAGTTAATTGCTTGTACAGTAGATTATAAACGTCCTCACGTTAATATCGCGGGTGACATTGTGGATAAAGTTAAAGAACTATTAGGAAACGATACAATAGTTGAGCACCAGGTATACAATCCCCCTGCTGATACTGTATGGACACCGGATGAACTAAAACAACAGTTTAAAGACATTAATCTAATTAACTTTAGACAAGACAAGATACAACTATTATTCACGGGTACAACGTTAAATCCTCCTCAAGAAGTACAAAAGTCTTTTAATTACGGAATATTATCTGATATAGAACTAGTCCGAGGGGTAGACATGGTTAAGCAGATACAGAAATACTCAGTGCATGATTTAGGCGACATGACCGTAGAGTTTATAGAGATTAGACCCTTCTTAGAAACTAACAAGCAAAGTATAGGTAAACTATACCGTGAACATAACTTAATGAATAGTTTATTCCCCGTAACCCGTAGCTGTGAAGACTTAAATACAGTACGTGGGCACTGTGGCGTTTGCTGGTGGTGCGAAGAACGTAAATGGGGATTTGGACAACTATGAATTTCATTACAAAAACAAAACATTCCGCTGACTATGAATTAATGTATAAAGACATGCAAGATTTAATTAATCTTGTGGGTTGGCCTGAGGATCGAACTATTGACGGTAAGTTCTATTCAGGTAATCAATTGGGTGTGAAATATCGTAAGGGAGCACAATACCCCATGCTTGACTGTATTGGTTCATTATACGATAAAGCTACGCAAACGTTTACGGGTTATGAGCATGAGTTCACTGAGTACGTAGACGAACTACCTGACTATACAAGAAACGTTATACAACAGCTAGAGTTTGATGCTAATGTTAAGTTCGGGCGTATCCGTTATATGCGACTACTAACCAAGCGTGGACTATCAGTTCATTTAGACTTAGAAAAGCGCTATCACTATGTATTCGACACTAACCCCAATGCATTCTTCGGGGAAAAGGTTTCTGGCGAACTAGCAGCCAAATGCTATCACATACCCAATGATGGTGTATTCTATCTTGTAGACACTACCCGTGAGCACTTTGTTTATAACGGTGGTTGGGAGCCACGCATTCACTTAGTATTAGACGTTATCAATGAGTAACTTTATTAGTGTAAACGATAATACACCAGAATGGCTAGAAATCTCACAACTAGCACGTGAAGACAAGACACACGGTTTGTGGGAAAACTATCAATCATTTAAATTGAACGAATATGAACACATGCTCGTTCAAATAGTAGATAATAAGCCAATTAGCTTTCATGGCATCTATAATAACAATCGTTGGCCTAGTAATGTCTCACGTGTTTGTAATAGACTTTACACAGTTCCTGAATATAGAGATACAAATTGCACGACTACGGGTGATGCAATTAAATTCGACTGTGACAACTATGATAAATGGGGCAAAGATGTATTAATGATTAGCAGAGGTATTCAATATAACGATATTGAAACTAGCTATAAGAAGTTTGCACTGAGTGTTCGTTGGGCACGTAAGTACTCAGGGTATGATTGGGTACATGATGATAGACTATACCAGTCTTGTAGTAATCGTTGCAAAGACTGCTTTCAGTTTGTATTGTGGTACGACCCAAAACACATTAGACACACACTTGATATCCCTAGCATATCAATAAGTGAGTGGAAGCTATTAGAAGAATCTTAAAAACTCTAAAACGGCTTAAAAACAATGTGTTCTAGGCGCCATGAGGACATCTTTTTCAATGGAAAACGGCGACTTTTAAAATATCGTCGTTTTCTAGCCTCTTGTGTATGTAGATAGCTTATTGAGTTCCAATGAGCATATAACGGCTATATTTAGGTAATACAAGCTCACCCTCCCACAACACTTTGATATGGCTCTGTTCACTAAAGTCTTTGACGCTAGTTGCTGTACGGATGTGTTCGTCAATCTCGTAGTTGGTTGATTGAAGCACCAACATGCTCTTTTCAGGTAATTGACTAAACCATAAATCATATGTTTCCTGCGTTAAATGTTCGCAGCTTGTGTTGATAATTACGTCAGCATAGCTATGAAATCTTGTAATATCTTTTGTAATTGCTCTAAATCGTTTACTATCTGATTCCATTTGATTCATTTTTCTACTAATTGATTCACATTCACTATCTTTGTCTATAGATTGAATTGATTTAACGGGAATATCACTACAAAATAGCATACTAGCTAGAGTACCCATCCACCCTGCGTGTACGTCAATCGTCACTTCCTCTACTATCATGGGCGTGATAGTCTCTATCAGCCATTCTTTACTGAGCATCTGCCCTCTCCAGAATGCTTCTAGTGTTCTTTTATGGTCAGTGCTTTCACGGATAGCATTCATCCAGTGATGCATGTGTTCGGTATCGATTTTCATTGTTCTGTATAGTTGGTTAAGATGATAACTTCTTCTGTTTCTAAAGTGTCCATGCGTATTGTGCTCATTCTAGGCAATAGTTTAACAGCACCTTGTGTACCCGTGTTGCCTTCTTTATCTCTTGCGACAAAGACTCTGTTGACTAGTCTATCATAGAATCCAAAATTGTAAATAAATTCAAACTCATCTACAATAATGCTATTGTGGTCCACTAGCCAGAAATAGTCAGTGGTACATTGTCTGGCTGCATCAACTTCAGATGTGGCTCGTTTAACGTGTGGAAAGCGGTCTGCCAGTAACTGATAGTTCTTTTCACTGTTGGCTTCGTCATTAGATACGTATACAATCTCGTAGGGGGCATGATACTTATATTGAATAAAGTTCTCCCCACTACGTAAAATGCTAGGAATTTCTCTGTATTTTTTGCTGTCTCTTGGTGGCAATACATTGTGAATATTTGGGCTATTGATTAACTCACCCATTCTATTGCATTCTTGTTCTAGGTTATCCTTGTATAGTTCAATGTTTCTATACATCTTGTTGAGAACTTCAAAGTCACATAGTTTTTTAAGTGTTTCGGTTCCCTGCTTTAGTGCATAGTAACAACCATAACGTGCCCCTAACACTGCCCACAAGCCGTTTGTTTGGTCAGCACCACAATGAGTCCAGCGATATAGTCTATCAAAGTTGCGCCAGTCTAGTTCGTCTAGTGATGAAACAGTGGTTCCGTTCAACATACATAGTTTGACACCTTCACGGAATCCTGCACGCCATGCTTGTAGTGGACTTGCAGTTATAATGATATCGGATCCGCAAGTATTCAATTGAAGATAGTTTTCCATGTTAAAATCAACACTGATTGCGTCACTATTTTCATGGGTTTTCATTGAATTTATTAGACTAATGGGCCAGACTTTAATACCACCGTTACCATACTGACAACCATTAGTAATGTTATACGCTGAATAGCTTAGTACATGTTTGCTTAAATCAATACTATCATCTAATATAAAATTATTTTCAAAGAAATTGGGCTTTAAAAAGTTATCACCGTCTACAATAATCACATGCTCAGTCTTGCTTAGTTTGGCGGCTTCCTTGTGTGCAGTATCTGAACCCTTGACTCCATGTACTCGTAGAGCAGTAGGACAAAAGTCTAGTAAACGCTGATAGTTTGCGTCTGCATTAGGCTCATCGTAGCTTAGAAACACGACTGAGTATTCGTTTGGTTTAAAAATCATATTCTTTTCCTGTTATATGCGCGAAGTATCCTTCGGCTATTCGTCTACATCCCTCTTGACTAGCATGAACATTATCATAGATACATTCAGGGTGCTCGATTAGAAAGTCTGTGGTTGTTTGTTTACCGTCAATTAAGATTAGTTGAGGGTCGTTCATTAGTTCGTCTACTAAGAACTTACCTTCGGGTGTGATTATCTTAAACAATTCTTTACTGTCTATGATACTGAAATAGTATTTACCTTTAGTTCTACTTTTAATCATGTTATTAAAGGCAATTAATTGACACAACTCCTGCTCAGTGTCAAAGAAGTGATGATAGTAAGTGTTAGTCATTTGGTCGAACAAGTCTACGGTCATGTTGTTCATCCAGTCTATCTCAACTTCTCTAGCTGTATTCTTTATAGGGCTATCACTGATCCAAAGACTTGCGCCATGACTTGTCCAAATCTTTCTAACGTAAGTCCATTGCATAAACACAATGTCATCTTCACTGATAGAGTCTATGACTTTCAGTGCCTGACGATAGATTTGGTAGTTGCAACTGCCTGCCCAGCTTTGATTGTTTAGTGTAACACCCATCAACTTAGACAGTTCCATTGGTACACTTTTGTCCGTTGTCCACGTGTGTGCGTCAGGATGTGACCCATCAACCGTTCCATAAAGACCATGGCTGCAGCCGAAAAAGTGTAAAGTTGGGTTCATTGAATATTTATGTGCTACTTTCGTACTATTAAATAAAGGTTGACATTAATTGATAGTGGTGTTATACTTCATGCACTGATTAGACGAAAGCCTAGTCAGTACATAGAGAGTCTATGTTTCGGGTAAGACAGTTGAAAATACTTTAAAAAAAGTGTTGACAACAAATGAAACCTGATATATAATAGACACATCGAAACAAAAAGTGAAGAAAAACACTATAAAATTGAAGAATTTTTAAACCAGGACTAAATAAAAGACTATGAAAAACATTATCTGTAAATCAGCGAGACAATTAGGCATGTGGTCACAACCGCATCAGTCCGTGTCA